ATCACCGCCGCCCCTGCACCGGAGCCCGTCGCCCCGGTTCGCATCGAGAACCTCGGCAATGCATTGCTCGAGAAGCACAAGGGCTTCCAGGCCGGCAATGACCGCCGCAAGTTCCTGGTGGCCAACCACTCCGAGCTGTTGCGCCAGAGCGCCATCCACGCCCCCCAGAACGCGAACACGTTCGCCTCGGGCCTGGTTGTCGATTATCTCGCCGACGCAGTGATCACCGTGGCTGCCACTCGTTTGGCCCTGGTCTCAGCGTTCAGCCGAAACGTCGGCCTGGACAACCTCCGCCCCCGCGCCTCGGTCCAGGTCAAGAAGTACACCACCGGCACCGCCGCCCAGACCAACCCGACCTCCTGGGAGACCAACAACGATTCAACGCTGGCCGCCACCGCGGTCACCGTGAACCAGATCTCCAAGAACTTCACCGTGACGCAGCAGGAGCTCAACCAGGGATTCATGCTGTCCGACCTGGCTGCCGGTTCTGCCGACCTGTTTGCCTACGGCATCAGCGACGTTCTGACCGCCCTCATGGTCTCGGGCAACTACGGCTCAACGACTGTTATTGGCACCGCTGCCAACTTTGACACCTCGGATCTGCCTGCGATCCTCGCTACGGCGAAGAACTACCGCAGCAAGAACCTGATCTTGGACGGTGGCCACATCGCTCGCCTCCAGTTCTCTGCCGCCACGAGCACCTTCCCGGACAGCCGCCTGGAAATGCTGGCCAATGGCCGGTTCGGCTTCGACGTCATCGCCGAGAACAACCGCTGGACCTCTGCCGAGGCTAACACCGCCGGCTTCGTCTGCGGCCCTGATGCCATCGCCATTGCCTCCGGCCTGCCGGTCGGTATGATCGCCGGTGAGTTCCTCGAGCAACGCGCCGTGACCACAGCCAACGGCCTGAGCTGCCTGCTCTCCGTCTGGTACAGCCGCGCGACTCGCAGCCACATGGCGTCCTACGATATCATGTTCGGCGCCGCGGCCGCGGACACGACCCAGGCCGAAGTTCTCGTGACCGCTTAAGGTTACCCATGAGAATCGCCACAACCATTGCGGTGGACAAGGCAGGCAAATCCAAGATTGTCGCCGGTCCCGAAGTCGATGCAGCCGCCCAGCGCACCGACTTCAACACCGCGAAGATTGCAGAGGGCTCAAAGCTGATCCTGTGGATACAGGGCAGTATTGCACCAAAAGTTCGCAAAGGTTAACTGTTCAAATTGGGGAGGCTGCTGGAAAGTTCCGGTGGCCTCCCCTCTAACCGAAAAACAAAATGGCCGTTCAAGCAGACATCTCGATGGAATACAGCATGGGGCGCCAGGGATTCTTCCCGGTGACCACCACGGCTGCCCAGACTGGCAACTTCTCGGCCGTGATTCCGGCTGAGCCGACCGTCTTCACCTCGATCACAGGCACAGGGATCTCTGGGACTTGGACCGGCATCACCCTGCCGGCTGGCTTCCCGCTGTGCGGTGACATCACCGGCTTTCAACTGGCCTCTGGCAAGGCTGTGGCATTCCTGGCTCGCACCGCCTAACACATGAGACTCGGCATCGGCATCGGAACCAATCGAGCGCCCTCCGGCGAGGCCGGTGGCTTCGATCTGCCGATCCTGCGGCGCGATATGCTCCAGGAGGACGAGTTCTTCGTCCTGCAGGAAGATGCCTCCGGAAAGATCGTTTTCTCGTTCGGCACCTACGACCGAATCGCTTTGGAAGACGGCACCGACCTTTTACTAACCGAAAACTCCGACAAGTTCATCCTCACCGTTTACTGATATGGCAGACTCCAAAATTACGGCCTTAACGGCCATCTCAACAGTCGATCCCACGGCCGACCCGTTGGTGATCGTCGACGTCTCCGATACGTCAATGGCCGCCAGCGGAACGACCAAGAAGTCGACGATCAATCAACTTCTCGGTTCCGGCGGCACCGCCACCCTCGCCTCCGCCACCATCACCGGCGATCTGACGGTGGACACGAACGTGTTGAAGGTAAACACGACTACAAATCGTGTGGGCATTAACACTACTACGCCAAATCAAAATCTTGAAATAACAGGATCTGGAAATCCATTGACTGCTGACGGTTGCTCTTGTGTTAGATTGAATAATACGGTTTCAGGGCGAGCAGCAATCATTGGGATTGATGATTCTCAAAACTTTATCATTTGGAATGCAGGAACAGAAGTATCTGAAACAATCAAGTTTCTGACTGGTGGTGGTAGCGGAAAGGAACAGTACCGCATTACTCACGGTGGTGTGTTCAACTGGTACGACGGCGCAGGCGGCACTCGGATGACCCTCAACTCCACCGGACTTGGGGTGGGGGTTGCGAGTCCGGCGACGAAGCTGGATGTTCGCGGCGCAAACAACGCGAGCCAAGCAACGTTCTCTGGTACTGCTAACCGTGGTCTGCTTATCTCGACCCGTAGCGACGGTTTGGCCGATGACCGCACGGTCATTTTGCATGCTCAATATAGCACCGGTTCGCTCGGTCAGCTTGTTATCCAGACAGCTGGTACTGATCGGCTTTTGGTGGACAATGCCGGCAACGTCGGCATCGGAGTTACGCCGAGTGCGTGGGGTTCTGGATTCAAGGAGTTGCAAGTAGGAGCGGGAAGTGCTTTAGGCACAAATGGAGCGGTTGATCGTACCGATCTTGCGGCCAACTGGTATTATAACGGTGGCGACAAGTACATAAACGCAACCGGCAAAGGATCTATTTTCTCTCAGAGTGCTGGAGCATTTAGCTGGCTCCAGACGAACACGGCGTCCGGTGGTGTTGGCTCTGCCATGACCCTAACCACGGCAATGACGCTGGATACCTCTGGGAATTTGCTGGTGGGTCTTGCCACCGCCGGAACCACCGCTGCAAAAACTATCCAGATTGCCAACGGAACCGCTCCTACGGCTAACGTCACTGGCGGTCAGCTCTACGTCGAATCCGGTGCGCTGAAGTTCCGTGGAAGCTCTGGCACTATCACCACCATTGCAGCCGCCTAACCAATACCAATATGACCATCCTCTGGCTCATCGAACGCCTTCTCGTAAAGCCTCTTGAAGGCAGCAATCCCGATGTCGTTATCACCGCCGACTGGCGTTGCAACGGCACTGACGAAACATACAGCGGCACCTGCTACGGCTCCTGCTCGTTCGCACCGCCGAGTGGCTCGTTCACTCCTTACGAAGACCTCACGCAGGAACAGGTCTTGCAATGGTGCTACGAGAACGGCGTGGACAAGAACGCCATCGAAGCAAACGTCACCGCACAGATCGAGAATCAGATCAACCCGCCCGTGGTGACGCTGCCGTTGCCGTGGGTGCCGGTGCCGCCTCCGGTTGTTGTTGCCGAGCCTGTGGTTGTTGCCGATGCTCCCGCCGCATGATCAAGATCGAACTCACAATCGAACAGGTTCAAAACCTCCATCAGTTGCTCGTCATCGGAATGAAGGCCGGCGACGTAAACAATATGCGCGTGGGTCTGCCTCTGGTGGACGCCATTGAAGCAGCAGCCAAAGCATCTCAATCTAAGCCCGAGTAATGGAACCAACGAACAGCAGCACTAGCCCCGGCCTAAGCCTAGCCGCAGCAGCAGGGGCTACTGCTGTTTCGTTTATCCCAGCCCTCACCGACTGGGTTCGGCTTATCACCGCGCTGATAGGCTTAGTTTGCGCCATCTACGGTGCCTATCGATTATTCCGCTCCAAATGAAAAACACGAAAACAACTCTCGCCGGTATCGGTGCCATTCTGATTGCAATTGGAGGAGCCTTGAAGGCTACCTTCGATGGTGATCCTAGCACCAACCTGGACATCGCTGCGACTATCGCTGCCGTCACGGCTGGTATCGGTTTGATCCTGGCTAAAGATGCCAAGGAAGCTATCGAGCCGAAGCCGTGAACTGGGTCTACCAGATCCTTAAGGCCCTGCTCGACTTCCTACGCGAAACACCACCTACCGATGTGCAACATGGTAAAGCTCCCGAGGCCCTCAAGGACGATCTGGCTGGCCGTGTTGCTGACCTGCCTGGGCTGCCAGGTGACACGGGTGGTCCTGGTCCCTTCCGGTGATCCGGTGATGCTGGCCAGGCCTACTAAGGCTAGCGTCTATGCTTTCGATGCCGACAAGAAACTGGTCGGGCCATCCCGGGTGACACTTCCGGCCGGCTGGTACGTCCTACCCAAGAAATAAAACTATGGCCCAGCAAACGATCAACATCGGCACCATCGCCAACGACAACACCGGGGACACCCTCCGGGGCGCCGGTGAGAAGATTAACGACAATTTCGACGAGCTATATGCCGCACTTCCGTTGGTGACTCCAACGACCTGGGTGCCGACCCTCATCGACTCAGGCGGTGGCCGCACCTTCGCCATCACCACCAACACCGCGCGGCACACCACCATCGGATGTGTGACCACCTTCACCGTGGACATCACCGTCAACTCGGTGACCGGATCCGCCACAGGCAACCTCCGACTGTCGCTGCCCGACGCCGTCACCTACGAGGCCGCCGCCGCGGTGTGGCTGACCGACGCAACCAACCAGGCTAAGACCGCCATCATCGCTCGGCTAATCGCCGGCACCAGCTATCTAGAGCTGTCGCACTTCGAGACAGGTGCCGCCACCAGCCTTGCCGGCCATCTCCAAGCCACCAGCCGCCTGATAGTCTCCGGCACCTACTTCACCACCTGATGACCACCATCGGATCCAGTCTCCAGCAGGGCATGGCGGTGCTCCAGCAGATGCTGGGGGCGCCCATGTTCATCTGGGAGGGGACATCGATCCGGTGCATCCCGGCTGCGGTAACCGATGCCAACACACCGATCTCCGGTGGGTTCCAGGACAACGTGACCTCCCGGATCCTAGTCATGTTCAGCGATTGGAAGACCTGTGACAGCACGCTGGTCTCGATGGATTCGACGCTCTACACGCTCGACCAGGGCACGACTTTCTCAAGGCTACTCAAGGAGGACGGCCTGTTCATCCTCCAGGAGAACAGCGACCGCATCGCCCTAACCTTCTGCAAGCCTCGGCCGGTGGTCGGTAGGACTCTGGTCTATCAGGGCCGCACCCTCCGCATCCTGTCCTGCCGTGTGGATGCCTCCGGCGCCTACTACAACCTTGAACTGGGGGCCAAGACCAAGTGAGGCCTGTCGTCAACATGACGGTCGACAGCAGCAAGTTCGACGCTGCCATGAAGCAGTATCTGCTGACCACATCGCGCGATCTTCACAAGGCGATCAACAGCCGGTTCTTTTACCTGATGGTGAGGTTGTTCGTCCTGGTGCCGCCCAAGAGCCCAGGCCAGGAGCGCCGCCGAATAGCCGACTACCTGGGGACACCTGTCGGTGACATCAACCGGAAGAGCAAGAAGACCGGCAAGCGCATCGGCAAATCTCGCATCATGCGTCGGGTGCACCTGATCGCCCAAGCCAAGGAAGCCAAGGCCGGCCGCCGTGGCCTCTATGGCGAAGAGATGAAGAAGGCAGCCTCTGCTATAATGCGGAAAGCTATCGGGTCCGTAGGCTACCTACGCTCCGGTGTGGTGAAGGTGATCCGGATCTACAACAA